ATTCAAATCGTCCTCGGGATGGACCTATCACCCTCTACTGCATGGCAGTTAATGCCATGGAGCTGGTTGATAGACTGGTTTAGTAATGTTGGGGACTATCTCGTCCAATTCAACAATACTTGCCCAGTGCGTGCTACGCCACCATGTTTGATGACGTATACGCAAACCATCGAGACGCATACCCGCAATGATCTGCAAGTGCAGATGCTTGGGGGTGGCTCCGTTAAACAGCTTGAAACGAAGACTCGTTCCATTGCTGTCCCTACACTTTCGGCGTCGATTCCGTTTTTAACGGATCGACAACTGTCTATCCTAGGTGCGCTTGCTATTACCAGGCAACGTGCTCGGTAATGGCCAGTTTAAACTAGGAGTATGAAGGAATGCTAGGTTCAACCTTGACAATTACTCTTGACGGTTCCGGTGGAACTGCCAAGGTATTGCCACTCATCAACCAGGATGGTTATAGTTCTGAGTATTTTCTGGACGAAACTCTCGTCCAGTACAGAACTACAATCAAACACTCAACGGATACGGTGAAGGCCGGTACTCAAGACTTCGCTCGTCACTCTGTGACGTTCGATCGTTATGAGAAACCGACAACTACCTACCCTTTGGGTCGTAGGTCGCAAGTGATCTTTACGATCCGTCATTCGGTGAATGACGTTGCGTCCGACGTCGTCGATGTCAGCGAGGCCATGTCTTTTTACATGGTCAAAGCTGGCGGCATCGCGACGAAACTTATCGGGCTAGAATCTTAGATTCATGTCCGAGAAGCTAAGTGCGCTGCTGCGTGCGGTAGTAGAGTTTTTGACATCTCTACTATCGCTTTAGGTTGACTTAGCCGTGCGTCACAACAATACTCGAAGGAGTTTGCTATGACTAATCGGCACGTCACCTTCGTACAGTCGCTCTACAGATGTATCTTGTCTGATATATCTGACGAGTTGCCTGAACTCCGTAAGGAGTTGGATCGTGACTTTGTGCGATTCTGCTCCGCCATTGAAAACCATGGTCTTCGTTTTGCAACGATAGACATGGTTGATGCTGGCAAGCACTTTGACAAGTGCTTGGCGTCATCACGCCTAACTCCCTTTATATTGCCTCATATGAGACCATATAAGAGAGATTCTGTAATCCCCAGACTCTTCCGGGGGCTACTGAAACGCGTATTCAATGATAGCGGTTGCTTAACACCGACGTGTGATCCCACTTCGATAAGAGCTCTTAGGCAGCTGTACTATGCTGTCAAGAAACTCAAATTGGAGTGTGATGATGCCCGAACGTATAAAAGCGTCCGAGACTTCTTTCACGTCGATTCCCTTGTGGAATCCCCTACTCTGGATTGGGGTGACAATACTTTCGATCATAATGCTGTTCGTCATCTATCTTTTATCGATAGTTGGCTCGCAAGCAATGACGCAGGTATTGGAATGCCTCACTCCGAGTGCGGGAACCCTTTAAGGGTGCCGGTTGGGTTACTAAAAGACTTACAGTTTGTAAGTGATATAGTAACTAGTTCCTTTGGGTACTTCAACCCTTTGGACTGGCGTGCTAAGCATGGACCTGGTGCTGTTTCGGACCAGCGAGGGGGGTCAAAGTATGACTTCCCTCACTGGCCGAAGAAGCTCGAAAGTGTTTTCCCACTCGCTGATTTCGCTTTCGCGAATTTTGGTTTGTGGGCTGACACTGTACGTACGCAGGAGTCTACTGGGAGATTCTCTGAACAAGAACCTCCTAGTAATTTGATTGCTGTGCCAAAGACGCTAAAGGCTCCGAGGTTGATTGCCTCTGAACCTGTAGCTCATCAATGGTGTCAGCAAATCATTAAAGACTTCCTGTATACGGCCATCAAAAACTCTCCTCTTAGTAGGACCATTCACTTCCGTGATCAATCCTACAATCAGAGAGCCGCGATGCGAG